ATGATAAAAGATTTTGGGACGCTGAGCTATCGTCCGAACAAGGAGAGTCCGACTAGGATAGTGGCACGGTACCGCACGCCAATGTACGCTTTCAGCCTATGGCAGGGATTACCTAAAGTGCAGTCTAAGAGTTTTCCTATCATGCAGCAGCGTGCGGCGGAGGACTGGCTACGTAAAGCCGAGTATGAGATTGAAGAGCGTATCTGGGTGCCGCCTCAAGAGGTTAAACGACGCGAGGCGTCAAAAACTATTACCTTCGACGCGTACTTTCCCGACTGGCTTGAGCAAAGACGCTTTAGAGGCAAGCCACTAAAAGCTAGCACAAAATACCATAATGAAGGCTACTATCGCAATCACATTAGCCCCGTTCTTGGAGACAAACCTATTAGCGAGATTACGGCTCAAGACGTGCACGATTTTAGAGAAAGCCTAGACTCTTCGCAACCAGACATGGTTCATTGCACAATGAAAGTATTACGCGCTATGATCCACTCAGCAATGAAGACTGGATTAGACGGCACGCCGCCACTACTAGCTACAAATCCGCTGATAGAGTCAGAGCCTAACGTGACTCGCAAGAAAGAGATTGAGCCAGGAACCGAAAACGAGATTAAACTAATTTATGAGGCTATGCCTCCACAGTATGCGCTTAGCGTGTATATTGCCGCTCTTGTTGGCTTGCGTATTGGCGAAGTATGCGCGCTGAAAGTTAGTGATATCGAGTTGCGCTCGCATAGGCTAAGAGTAGAAAGAACGCGCACCACGACGCCGAACGCGTTAGAACCTACTACGAGTCCTAAAACGGAGCGTTCGACGCGTACAGAGCCTATACCATCCGAACTTGTGCCAATGATTAGAGAGCATGTTAAAACACTTAATCTTGACGACTCTGATTGGCTTTTCCCATCAACACTGAATCACGCTGAGCCTGTTAGAACGAACACGCTTAGAAAGTATTACACTTGTGCTAAGAAGAGTGCTGGCGTGCGCATGAGTCTTAACTTTCACGCTTTGCGTCACACGTGTTTGACGTGGCTTGCGCAGAGCGGCGCAACTGTTAAGGAGCTGATGGATATGGCAGGTCATTCAGATCCGAAGATTGCGATGATATATCAGCATGCGGCGGACGAGCGACGCCGTGAGCAAGCTGAGGCGCTTGGCGGCAGGCTGTTTGGTGAGAGCTGATATAAGCAAAGCGCGCTAGTAGGAAAATTTAGAAAAACTACTGGCGCGCTTTGCCCGTGATTCTGCATAAGAATACTAAGCTTTTTTATTATACCCATTGTTTGGCGTATAAGTAAAGCGCGCTGGTAGAAAATGGGATAAAAACTACTAGCGCGCTTTTGGTTTGAGAACCTATTCAATTATCAGAGAGAAAGAGAGATGAAGGTATATCTCTTTTTTATTTTAGTACGAACTTCGGCAACTCGGAACACTCAGGTTTGAGCACTGTTAGTAGGCTTAGAGTGCTGCTATTGCTGTTTATTCTATCACGTTTGGTTTCTAAAGCCAATAAAGTGTCTTACTGGCTTTTGAGGCTTTTCTTTAGACGTAGTGCTTGAAGGCTGTTGGGGTTCTCCTAGAGTATCAGTTATACCAAGGCAGTATCTTGCCCAATCCTCGACTTTTCTATTCTCTTCATCATCTGCAATTGTTAGTAAATAACCAGCATTTTTACCCAATGACGCTGGCTCTATACATTTTATAAGACCTTGCTCTTGCAAGAATTTCCAAGCTTGACTAATTCGATTTTGTGCAGTGTTTTCACGCGATTTTACTATACTTGCAACATCTAAATCTGGCTGGAATCTCTTGTTGCCATTTGGCAGCTGAATCATGCCTAATGATTTTGCTATATGCCTCCAACCTCTTTGATAATACCTACAAGCCAGAGATTTATTAGCTATCGTTCCCGTAGCTGGGTAATCGTAACAGTTTGCCGCCATGCAAAGCAATACTGTAAAAGCGAATGGGTTAACAGTTACTTTTCCTCCGCGCAATTTGGATAGTTTACCAGTTTCACCGAGTGCAAAAACCCTTTTAATGTTCGAGTATCCCATCGTTGCCGTCTTTCCTCCACGGCTAAATGTAAGATAGTCGCGGAACTTGTTTGGTTCTTCCTCATGCTTTCTATCTTTCCCGATGTGAGCATGAGGATTTTTTTATACTAAATTATCAATCTATAATAATACTCTGGTCATTGATTTAACTCAATGAGTGTTATTGTGTTAAATAATATTGTTGTATTGAGTTAAATCAATAATATACATGATATATACAGGTTATACATGTTTATAACAAGTGCTTTTGCAAAATAAATTCTCAAGATAATAGCGTTTATAATCTTGAAGAATCTCAAGAGTCACCTCCAATTCGCAAGCAATAAGATAATCCATATTTGAATAAATCTTCTCTAACGCTTTGTAATCCTCTAGGCTAATCAGCCTTAAAGCCGTAACCTTCCTAGCTCTGATTTCAGCTTTAGTTGATATAAAACAGCCATCATCTCCGTAGTGCGCATGAACAAGCTCATGACATAATGCACACTTTTGCTGATACTCTAACAATCCTTCGTCAAGCACTATTAAGCGCTTAGGGTGATAATAAACGCCATAATACCCATCAGGTAAATTGCGCTCGCGGATTGTTATATTCTGTTTTGCTGCCTCTTGGTATAAGTCATTTAGCGTTATCGTCCTTCACCACCTCGTTTTTCTTCATCTCGATACGGTGACTTATATGTGGCTAGCGTGTAGTTTTGCATGTTTGCTGCAATGTCATCAGCAATATTTTCAATATCATCATTAGGAATGAGAATCTTTACTCGCATTATTGCTATGCTCACGATATCAGCTAGCGAGGTGCCAGCATACTCACAGATTTTATAAGCAACTTCAATAGGGATATTTGGTTTTCCGTTGAGCCATTTTGACAGGTTGCTTTGTTGGCAATTTAATGCGCGGCAGATTTCTAGTTGTGTTATTTTTTTAGCCACTAGCATTGCTTTTATCTCGCTGCCGACTGATTTAGCAAATAGCTCGGCTCTATCTTCTAATTTGTTCATATTGTAAGTATAGCAGTTTTAGACATAAATATGTCTAAATAGACACGCCGCTGCATTGCATTATGTCTAAAAAGACATTATTATGATTATATGAACATAAACGAAGATGAAGATAATAAAGCAACTCAATGGATTGCTGCCAGATTAGAGCAGGCTATCCAAGAAAGTGGAATGCGAATTAAAAACATTTCTGAGAAAGCAAAAATGTCTGAGACCGCATTAAGAAGCAAGAGAAGGGGAGAGATTCCGCTTGGTTTCAAAGATATAGCGCTATTAGCTGCTGTATTGCATAAGCCAGTTGAGTATTTTATACCCCCAATGTACATAGCAAAGGAATAACAATGAACGACGAAATGAGCGACAAAATCAAAGAACTAGCCCTAAAACGCGACGCGGCAATGGATGAAATGTATAAAGCAATGTTCGTTAAACAAAACGCCGCAGCAGACTACCGCGAAAAATCAGAAATCTTCAACAAAATAGACGAACAACTAGAACAAGCCAAAAAAGAAGAAGCAGAAAATGACGCCAGAAATTGAAAAAGCCACACAAGACTGGATAACAGCCGAACGCGACTACAACGAAGCCGAACAAGGCTTCATGGACATAAAAGACCAACTAACAAAACAAAACCTAGACGACGCCAAAGCAGAACAAAAACTAGACAAACTCAAAAAACAACTCAAAGAACTAAAAACAAAATGCTACAACCTCGAAGCCCGAATAGGCATCGAAGAGAGAAAAGCACACAAAATCTTCGGAAACCTAGAAAGCAACTGGGACTACAAAATAGCGAAAAACAACCTCATAGGCGCAAGAGACAAACTCGACATCGCGCGAAACTACCTAGAACACCTAATCGCGAAAGAAGCAGAAAATGACACCAGACAACATTAACCACCTAATCGACTCAATAACAGGCCTAACAGTATTCCTAAGCGGCGGCAGCGCGGTTGCATACATGATAATCAAAGACCTTAAAAACGGACAGTAACAATGAACGATCCACAAACAGTAACAGAACTCAGACGGCAAGTCGCGCGCATTAAAGCCGCCTACACGCAAGCAAACGATAACCGTTGCCGTGCCGACGAAAACCGACTCGTAGCCATAATAGCCCAAAACGCAGCCGAAAGAGAACTCGCAGCACACGCAACAAAAGAAACAAAAACAAACCTCAAAACCGCGAAAGAAAAAGTAAAACAAGCCACCGAAGAGTTCGAAACCGCAGACAAAGCGTTCATGACCGTATACAAACAAAAAATCCACTTAGAAGACGAACTCGAACACACAGAAAGGAAACCACGAAATGTTCGCTAAAAAATACCCATACCTAACAATAATCATCAGCCTAACAGCCTTCGCCACAGGCATGTGGCTAGCAATCCACAACATCGCATACTTTAACGGACTCAACTTCCTCGGAATCCTCCTAGCCACACTAGGAGTCCTAGGCACACTAACCGCAGAACCACACATAGGAGAAAACCAATGAGCAAAAAACAATACGCATTCTGCCTAACAATATCCGCAATACTAGCAGCAGCAGGCATAATCCTCGTAGTTACAGCCTTCACACAACCACCAGCCTACCTGTGCCTACCAGCAGGATTACTACTAATAATCTTCTCAATAATTGGCGCACTAGCCAGCAAACAAGAAAGAGCAACACGAGAAAGCATCGAATGGATACAGAATACACAAACCAAGACATCATCAAACGATTCAACCAACGACTCGACAGAATCGACGAACAACTCGACCGAATCGAACGGATCTACACCAATAAGCAAGTAAAAAAAGCCTACAGTGTGAAAGAATTCGCCACCATGTACTCACTAAGCATACCAATGGTAAAACAGCTAATCGCACGAGGCAAACTAAAAGCCGCCACAAGCGACAGCAAACGCGGCAGCACACTACTCATAGACGCAAAAAGCGCAGAAACATGGTGGACTAAACAACTCGGCAAAAAAATAAACTAACAAAACTTAAGCGCGTAAAACGGCACTCTAGCGAAACAAACTCTGAGACGGAATCTCTTGAAATTGTTTCACTCGTCATGTACTCAAGCAAAAAGCTAGAGGCGCGAAGTTCGACTCTTCGCACGCGCACAAAGGGCACGGTTATGGGGACGCTCCAATTAAAAAAACAAACCCTTAAACACACGCTTAACCGTGCCCCCCTTAAAAAAATGAAAGGAACCATCATGCTACTCACACCAAAACAAGTACGAGAAGCTGAACTAAGCACATGCGCGTTTGGACTAGGCTACGACCTAGAAGAAACGGACCAACTGTTAGACGAATGCGAGCGCACAATCAGCACGCTAGGCGGCGCGCTCCTAGCCATGAAGCGCCTACTCGAAGCACACAATATTCAAATCCCAACAACAATACGAGGCATCGCATGACCACGGACGAAGCATTAAAAACATTCGTCGAAACATGCGATAGGGAAACCGCGACACTCGACGAAATGATAAACGCGTACAAAACATTAGAAGCAACAATACGCTACCCACTATCATGCGACTACGCGCTAAAAAACGCCTCGCAAATAGAAAAAATTGATACGCTAATAAATTTTTACGCTGTAGAACAAGGCAGGCTATTCATCAAATTCGTAAATATTCCAACAGATGAAACAGCCAAACGTGCCGAAACCCTACAAGAAATAAAAGACTCTTTCAAAACAATGAAAATGCTACTTTTCATCAGTGAAAGTGATCCAAACGAAAAATAAGAAACAAATCCCATAAACAATCTGAGAGGGAAAAATGGAAAACGCAACATTTGGCAAAGTTTTAGCACGCATAATTTTCGTGCTTGCCCCTACTACTTTTTGCGCTGTAGTGTGCATTAATACCGCGTTCACTCACGCTTTAGATAAGTGGATATTCCCATGTGGAATATACATGGCATTCGCGTCTTTCATTGCGTTAATTAGTGTGATTCTTTACGCAATTGCCGCTTGTGTCAACAGTCAGGAATGGTGATAAAAGTGAGCAACAGTATGACAACCGAAGAAGCGTTAAAAGCATTCGTTGAAACATGCGACAAGCCTGGCAGGACACTAAGCGAAATGACAGACGCATTCAAAGAACTAGAATCAACCATTCCCCACCCTCTACAATGCAACTCAGAATTCGCTTACGCAACATTAAACAAAAAAATCAGAATGTTTGCCGACTACATGAAAGCGGAGCGCGTTAAAAAATTCGTCAAGTTTATCAACCTAAAACCAGACGAAACAGACGCGCGTGCTGAAACATTGCGAGAAATACAAGAAACTTGCAAAACCCATCAAATAGCCTCAACTCTAGAAGTGTGGATTGATCCGAATGAAAAATAAGAAAAGAATCCTCAACGCGACGCAGAAAATGCGCAAAGCGTTAAAACATCAGCGACAAAACATAATCCGCGAAGTAGACGTAGTTGAATACTACTCGCAAAAATACCAGAAAGCCTACAACGAACTACTTGGCATACTACTCGACTAAGGAGGGAAAAATGGACGAAGACAAACTAGCAGAAGCGCTAGCAGAGTACAAGCAAGCAATAGAAGAAGAAGTACGTCTTGAACGCGAACTCTTGAATGCAAAAAACAAAGATAGCGCGCTCATACAAGCTAAAAAAGATGCAGAAAAACTTTACTCAAAATATAGCGACGCAAACGATGCATGGCAAGAACTCAATAACGAATTCAACAGCAAACACGAACAGCTCCTTGAATCTATAGACGATGCATGGCGTTATCGCTGTGAAGTAGAAAAACTTATCGCAGGAATAATTAGCAAACAAAAAGGAGAACCTGATGAGTGGTGAAAAAGAAATCACAGACCTTGAAGACCAATTAAGCAACCTAAGCGCACACGAACTATACGCCGTGATCGCCACACTAACCAAGTGGACAAAACGAATCGACAACACGCTAAAAACAGCCAAAAACGTGTGGGCAGACCAAGTAGACGCAGGCACAACTGAAGACCTACGATTCAACAACAAAACCGTAGGAACAATCAGCATAAGCAAAGGCAGCGAAGGACACTATGTTGTAAACGACCTTCGAAAATATGCTGCAATTCTAAGACAAATCCAATGGACTCTAGACGACGGGCGCGACGCATGGTACGAAACCATAATGCCATGCGATGAGGCGTGTGAGCCAGACTTTTTAGAAAAACTAATCCGCGCGCATGACGGAGAAATCCCACAAGGCGTCGAATACAAAAACGGACGCGGCGCAGTAGTATCCGTGAAACTAGACCGCTCATACAACAGTGATCCACTAGAACTCAACGGCATCATAAACCCAGCCACACTAGAAATCGAAGAAGGCAAGAATGAGTAGTGAACTCACTATCAAACAAGACCAAGAAGCCTGGACGCAGCGGCAAATAGCCGCACTCAAACAGCTTGGCGTATCAAACAACGTTACACAAGCCGACCTCGATATTTTCCTCGCACAATCCAAGCGTACTGGCTTAGACCCCTTCAGCAATCAAATCTACATGATAGGGCGCAAACAAAAAAACAAAGAAACTGGACAGTTTGAAATTAAGCAAACGATTCAAGTTAGTATCGACGGCTTGCGCTTAATCGCACACAGAGTCGCTCAACAATGCCATGAAGTATTCAGCATGAGCGACACATTATGGGCAGACAATAGCGGCACGTGGCATGATGTGTGGCTAGCACCAACGCCACCAGCCGCCGCAAAAGTATCAGTAAAACGCGGCGGCGGTGTCTTTAGCGCCGTTGCACTCTTCAAAGAGTACGCGCCAATATACGACGGCAAGCTCAACGGCATGTGGAAATCAAAGCCAGCGTTGATGATAGCAAAATGTGCTGAAGCGTTAGCCTTGCGAAAAGCGTTTCCAACAGATCTGAGTGGCATCTACACAGACGATGAAATGGAAAATGCTAAAGACTACTCAGAACCCGTAGAACCTACACAAAACAAAACAGTAGAACCTACGAAAAACATAGATCCTAAGCAAAACGTCGAAATCATTGAGGCGGAAGTAGTCAACGAACCACAATCAAACCCAGCAACACCACGCCTAGCAACAAGAGAACAAAAGGACAAGATTCTAAAACTCTTACACGACGCTGGAATTCTAAGCCGAATGCTGGCAACGCACTTTATGCAAGAACAAATCCTACCAACACCAACCGCAGCAATGACCTACACTGATGCGGAAGCAATACTTGCAAACCCTCAAACACTAATGCGCCAAGCGCACGAGTGGGTACGCGAGCAAAGCACTAGCCGTACGCAAGGATCAACACAAGAAGGAGAACAGAAATGATATCCGCCACAATAACAGGCAACCTCGCCGCCAAACCAGAATTAGAGTCCACGCCAAGCGGAACCAAACTAGCACGCATCGTAGTCTACAGCACGCGCAGAGTCAAAGACCAAGCCACAGGCAACTGGGTAGATGCTACAACAACCAAAGTCCGCTGCACAGCATGGAACGGACTGGCTGAGCACGCCGCCGCCGAACTCGACAAAGGCATGAGCGTAATCGTAAAAGGCACTTTAGAGCAACGCAATTACACGGATAAAGACGGCGTGCAGCGCACAAGCCTAGAGTTGACCGTCAATGAAGTCGGGCGCGCGCTGAAACATGGGAGCCTCGCTAACGCGCAACCCATGCAAGCGCCACAACAAGGCTTTACGCCGTACGCGCAACCACAGGCTGCCGCCCAATCAGATCCATGGAACACTCAGCCACAAGCCGACGAGTGGGGAAACCCAGACGCCGACCCAGAACCAGAATTCTAGGAGGCAAGAAATGAAGCTCACACTCAAGCAACGACTCAAAATCCTCTTCACAGGCAAAATGCCAGAACCACTCATAGCAGTAGACAAAAACGTACCTACGCTAGACACACCCCCACTGAGGTTATACGACCCGGTCATAGACAGCCCACGCACTAAACGCTCCCACGACAACTATGTGACATTAGCAAAAAAGTGCCGCAAAACCCCAAACAAGTGGGTACAAATCACAACAGTACCACGCTCAACAGCCGCCCCACTAGCCTCCAAAATCCGACACGGAGGACTCGTAGCATTCAAAAAACCACGAGGCGGACACTACGACGCGCGCCTCACACCATGCATGAGCGAATACCTAGTCGAAGCAAAATTCATACCAAACAACAAAAAGGAGAATACGAAATGAAAAAGGACCTTTATATCCTCGATGCGCAAGAATCAGAACAGGCATTAACCATGATTAAAAGCTACTTAAAACCGAGCGAGCTTAATCACCTTACCGTCGGCAAAGAAAAGATAGAAGGGGAAACATGTTGCGCAGTCACTTTTAGCATGTTTTTGGATGAAAAAGAATACAAACAGTTAAAAAAATTTGCTAAAAGTGCCGACGTTTTTAACGGCATTGCAGCCGAGGAAGTAGCCGAAAAGTGAGCCGACAGAAGCAGAAAGGCACGGCGTTTGAAAGCGCAATCGTCGAATACTTAAAATACAAGCTATGCGATGAGACTATCGAACGCCGCGCGCTCAACGGCACATGCGACCGTGGAGACATCAGCGGCGTCACGTTTTGCGGACATCGCATGGTACTCGAATGCAAAAATGAGGCGCGTATGCGACTAGCCGACTATGTGCGCGAAGCCGAAACAGAAGCAGCCAACGACAGCGCCTTCTACTACGCAGTAATACATAAAAAACACGGCACAGGAATTAGCACTCTTCAAACCGTCGGGCAGCAATACGTGACAATGCCACTACACATGCTTGAAAGCATGATTTACGATGCAAACCGCTGGTACGAAGAAGCACACGAAAAAGAAAAGGAAACAAAATGAACAACCCATCATACTTAGGAACAGCAATTCAATACTTTCACAATAACTACACGTTTAACATGAATACTGAGCGTTACGATGGGCAAACAGTATTGCATTTGGACGATTTAGAGATAACGTCGCTAGTCAATATAAACAATGCAGACAAAGAATCCGCCATAGACGTAGTCCGTCAACTCACAGGCAAGCCACAGCCAAAGGGGCGCGTATGATACCTAAAAAGGTCACCGACTTAATCCGCAAATGGTACGCAGACGGAATGCCACTCGACTACATATGCAAGCAAACAGGATTAACAGAGCAGCACGTAAAAGCAATAATTAAAAACACGACAGTATCAGAAGAATGGAAAAGACGAATATTCAGCAACCACAAGTAGATCTAACACGAGTATTGCGCGCGCTAGGATACACGCACCCAAACGATTTGGACGGAGCAAGCGTAATCGCAATACGCACCAACGGCGAAATCGTACACAACTACCTACAAGGCGTAACCAATGCTCACGCGCAAATAGTCACATGGCGACTACGAGACTCGGGGGAGCGCATTATGGAAAGCGTTCGCACCACAAGCGCGTGGCGCACCGTGCTGGATAGTGAGTGGAAGACGATAAACATTTTGGAGAAATAATGGTAGTAAACGTCAGTCAAAAAGATAAGACGATTGAGCGCGTGCGAGAACGGCTGAGTCAAGCCTACAGCGAGACAACGCCGCACGTGCCAGACAGTGCGATCCAATACTTGGATTCTTACGATGAGCTGATCCGCAAGTACCTTACGGAAGACTACGGGTATTGCACGGCGCGAATGCCACTAGAAGAACCAAACCACACAAAATAGGGGGTATCATGAGTACACCAGACTATTACAAGTACGATGACGGCGAAACGCATTTTGAATGTTTCGACATTAGTCGCTACTACTCGGGAGATTGGGCACAAGTAATCCAATACGTTTTCCGCTGGCAGAAAAAAGGCGGCGTAGAAGATTTGAAGAAAGCGTTAGCGTGCGCAATAGATGCAAGAGATAACGGCATGATGCCAAAACCTATTACTAAAAACAGCATATTTTACAGAGCAATAACCAGCAAACTCTACATTCTTGATAACGATAATCTTAGCAACGCTTGCAGAATATGGGAACACTTCAGAATGGTTTATGATGCTACAGATGAAATTATTGAAGAATTGGAAGATATGATTCAGGACGCAAAACCAGCCAAAAGCGTATAATAAAAAGCGTTGAAAGAAAGGAAAAGAATGCACGATAGTAGCGAACGCCGTCTATGTCGCGAATGCCGTCACACTTACGCGAAAATCATTCGCGCACTACCAGCGCAGGTTGCTATCGTGCGCCAAATTGCCTATAAGCAGGTAAGGCTCACGCATCTTGGGCATACTCCGTCGCGCGGCGTGCCACCAATGCCGTTGAATACGCGCGCGTTAAAACTTATTGACCGTATTCACTCGCAGTGTTGTGTTGTGCTTGGTCAGATTGATGCGCGTTGCGCGCGCTTGCCGCTTATGCCAGCGTTGCGCATACTAGGGGAGAATGCGAAGCGTATTCCACAGCTGCCGGCCGCAGTAATCGACTTGCGAGAATGGCAATCCATCGAGCGTGACTATGATACGCTAACGACCCCCGACGAAATCAAACACCCTATAGGGATATGCCCGAAATGTAATGCGCCAGCCGCCGCGCACACGTGGGATAAAACCTACACGTGCAATCATTGTGGCTGTAGTAGTATTGTCGCGGATATGAAAGCGAGCGCACGCGCGGCAGTTAGAGCGCGCTGCGGCGTATCATATCGCGCGCTCTAATCTTCTTTTACTTCTACTACTTTTTCGCGATACGCATCAATAAAAGCGTATCTGTGATCCCACAGCAATGTTGAATACGGTGGGTTGTCACCTCCGTAATCGTCGAGAAAATCGCCACTGAATTCCATTACGTCACCCACCGAATCAAGACCGATAGAAGTAGAGTCATCGTAAACATGTACTGTGAATCCTATTTCGCGCATTACAATGTAAAACTCGTAGGACGTCCGCGCGTTTATTAGAGCTGTTAAGCATTCTTCTGGAGTCGACTCAATAACTCGCATTATCGTTATTGTTTTTCCGTCTTTTGTAATTGCCCTTAAAGGCACTGTTCTTTTCTCCATCATTACCCTTTCTTTTTTGTTTTTAATCCTTCGCATCCTCGCTATACTCACGTAACAGCGCTAATCCTTCCGCCTCGCTAGCCGGTAGCTCAACCGGCGCTTGTGGGCGACGCGCAGCCCAATCGCGAATCGTGTCATAACGCCACAATGGGGCGCGAAGATTAAAACCCGCGAGCGCGTCAGGCAGTGGCAAATCAAAAGGCTTAACACACCCGTCCTTATAATGACGGCGTGCGGTTGTTAAGTATCGCAGTACTGCGCTTTTTTTCAAATCCAACAATATAGCCACATCGCGCGCCATCAGGTACAGTGGCGCGTCTTTTTTAGCGCGAAAATCATAATTAACCATTTTCACAGCCTCTCATGTATAAAAAATGCCGTACACTTTCATGTACGGCATATACCCCGCAAATGCGGGAAAGACCCTCAAGGCACAAAACCAACCGTGCGAAACATAGAAGGATCACCCCCGCAAATGCGGGAAAGAATGCCTTGATTGTTTTTTATAGTACCGCACGCATTACGCGAATGCAACTCCTCGCGTCACTCATCACTCTTGGCTTGCTCGTATGCGGCGAGCCAATTAAAAGAGTATACAGCAATTACTTCATCGACCACTTTTGCGAGGCTTACGATACGCATTGGCGTGCCTTTCTCTTTCGCTTCATGCTTTGCTTCACGTCGCGCCTCCCTGTAAAGCTTTTCTATAGTCGAGCCAATGCAGAAATTCTTTACAAAGTAGTCGCCATCTTCCAAGCGTGTAGGGTAGTCTAGCCCGCTTGCTTCCAAGCTCTTACTTTGCGTGTACTTGTAAAAGTGCGTGAAATTGTATTGGTTCGAGTATAAAGTGTGTGCGCCTGTAATATCGTCATAAGCGCGCGCCACGGCGTTTATCTTTTGCAAAGCGTCGTCTACTTTTTCGCGTGGCTCAAGCCCTTCTGCGTCAGCTTTCATGGCGATAACTCTTATATCTTCACACGCCTTCGCTTTTTGAGCTTCCTCCTGATGCTGCATGATTCTCTTTGCGTCATCCTCTTGTACTTTATAAGGCTTATCATCTACGATGATAAAGAGCGCACGCTCCGTCTTGCCATACTTTACCTCAGTAGAAAAATCGTAGATAATGCCATTCTCCACTGGGTATCTTTCTTTATCATCTTTTTTATAGTCGGGGATAAAAGTGCGCGCAAGACTATAAGTTTTGCTAGTGCCGTCAATTTTTGCCAGCCAGTCGCGACAACTTCCAGTGCACAAACGCAACGCGCCTTTATCGTCTTTTTTCAAATAGCTTTCAACAAGCTCATTTACTTCGCTTTTACCAGCTTTTAGCTCTTTAATAAGAGCTTCCATTGTATCAATCATTTTTAACTCCTTTTTGTTTTGCGTTTCCGCTTTTCTTGACATTTTCTATATTACCACGTGCCGCACCTTTGTCAACCTTCGGCGTGTCGCGTGATAATCTAATAAAGCCGTGGTGCAAGGGCGAGTTTTCCTTTTTCGTCCTCTTGACAATGACGCGCCACGGCGTTTAATTAAAATCAGCTTAAGCCTCTAGCAAACCACAGGGCAGTTGACAAATGCCACAGCCAGAAGAACCATCATTGGCAAATAACGCGCGCAGAAAAGAGAAACAACAGTGCGCAAAGCTTTACGCCAATCGCTCCAATCCGTCTTAAAAGCATCTGCCATAAAATAAGCCAAATTCATTGCGAAAAGAATAGCGCAAAAATCCTGCGCTTGAATCATCAAAACCATTTTTAATTCCTTTACTTTTGAGCTTTCGCTCGCTTTTCTTGACATTTTCTATATTACCACGTGCCGCACCTTTGTCAACCTTCGGCGTGTCTTGACACGCTGTCAATGTGATATGCTGGAAGCAATAGCGACAATGCTATATACAGACACGATAAGCGGCATTAAAGCCGCTTTTTTAATACTTAAAGAGGTAAAATAAGAAGAGTCATAGCGTAACACTATGACTCTTCTTATTTACCGCCTAGCAGTGCCATCAGAGACACGATGACGGATAAGCTCAGCAGCATCAGATGCACTATCAGGCAAAACAACAGGACTGCGAGAACGATTAGCAGCATACGCGCGGATCGTATCATAACGCCAGAGTGGCGCTTCTTGCACAATGCCCGCTAGCACGTCAGGCAAAGGGAAGTCTGTAACTGTGAGCGTACCTGCTTTCTGTTTTCTTCTACTAATCGCCAAATACTGGCGAATTGTAGGACGACCCACGCCAAGCAGCCGCGCCACGTCAAGAGCTGTAAGATATGCTTTGCTCATTGCCTAGCCTTTCTTATCACGTCCTGCTATATAGCCAAAAATACCAGCATTCAAACTCATAAGCATCGCAAGCAAAGGAAGATACAATGCAAGCAAAACGCTACATATGGCACACAGTAAGCTAACAACACCATAAGGGTTTCTATTAAAAAATTTCATTTCTACATTTTCGATGATATACTAAAGGAAAGCACAGAGCGCAGATGCTAGCTACGCTCCATGCAATCCGCTACTTGCCTTTCTTTATGGCGTATAGCGCGGCTATTGAAGTAATTATGACGCCAATGATTGTGAATATTTTATAAGTGACGTCAATAATTGTGAGTATATCCATCTTTCAACTCCTTTCTTTTTTAGCCGTCCTAATAATACTAACACATAGTGTTAATATTATCAAGCATAAATATAAAAATATCATGAAAAAACAAAATCCACGACGCGCCAACGGCGCGCGCAGAGATGCTATAAGGCGCAGAGCCTTAGCCTATTACGACACGTGCTACATATGCGGACAGCCCATAGACAAAAGCCTAAAGACACCGCACCCAATGAGCGCAGAAGTAGATGAGATAATCCCCGTATCACGCGGCGGCAGCCCATACGAGTGGAGCAACATCAGGCTCACGCATCGCAGATGCAACCGCATCAAAAGCACACACAGCATCGACTACGCGCGCGCCAAAGTCAACGGCACACCACAAAGTCCACAAGAAAAAATACACTTTAAAACAAGTCAATGGTGATTCGCACGGTTAGCAATGGTTAGCGCGCCGCCTTAGGTGGGGGGGTATACCCCATGGGCGGCTCGAAAAGCCCCCCCGGCGAAAGGTCTAAAATCTCCCCGAGATTTCTATTCGTAACAGCCAATTCGTAACAAAACATTTATTCGTAACAATACGTAGCCGTATGCCTAGGAGAAACGTATGCAATGCAAGAATTGCGGACAATATTTCAAAACAACTGGGCATGGGCGCAAGCCTCAATACTGCTCGAATAAATGCCGCGTAGACGCAAGTCGTAAACGCAAACAAAACGGCACTAAAAAAGGAGAAACAAGGCAGCCTGTAGTAATAAACCTACCCAATAAGAGCGTAAAAACAAGCATACAAGACGAAGACTTAACAAGAGAAACATTTGAACGCATGTGTGACGCTAGTGTCTTGGAAGAACTACGTTATGCAAGAGACATACTGCATAAAGCAATGATTAGTCCTGACACACCTGCAAACGCATTACCAGCCATAAGCCGTGAGCTTATAGGTATTACTATGAAAATAGAAGGCATGAGCGACTCAACTAATCCATTGAGTGCGCTAGAAACGGAGGCTGTAAACAATGACACCTTCGACGCCACGACTATCTAGCATCGCACGACACTGCATACTGCCTGAAGGCATAGTATCGACTGACTTTCCTAAGTATGAGCGAGTATTAAACGCACTAGGCGTACATTATGACCCTTGGCAAAGCGCACTATTAAGCGTACTGTTTGGCAAACGTAAAGACGGCAAATACGCGACTGGCGTTGGCGGCGCAGTGCTCAGCATTCCACGACAAGTCGGCAAAACATTCATGATAGGCACATCAATGCTTATGCATTGCGCGATGAATCCTAATCTGCTGATGTTGTGGACTGCTCACCATACGAGAACAAGCGGCGAAACATTCAGAAACATGACCGCGCTCGCGGATAAGCCAGCGTTTAAGCGCTTTGTTAAAGCTGTGCGTCGCGCTAATGGTCAAGAGCAAATAGAATTTATAAACGGATCTCGCATTTTGTTTGGCGCTCGCGAGATGGGTTTTGGTCTTGGTTTTTCTGGAGTTGACGTAATCGCGTTTGATGAGGCTCAAAGATTGACTGAAACGGCTATGGACGACATGATTCCAACTATGAATGCGTCTCCTAATCCTTTAGTGCTTTACATGGGTACACCGCCGCGCCCCAAGGATAATGGCGAAGCGTTTACTTTAAAGCGTATGAACGCTATTAAAGGTTACGATAAGGATACTTTTTATGTTGAGTTTAGCGCTGATAGAGATTGTGACCTTGATGACCGTAAAGCTTGGGCTAAGGCTAATCCGTCTTATCCATTGAGAACTAATGAGAACGCTATTTTGCGTATGCGTCGCCAATTGTCTGACGATAGTTTTAGGCGCGAGGCTCTTGGAGTGTGGGACGAAACGGCAAGTCATAATGCTATTGATTTGAAACTTTGGGCTGAGGGTACTGTGAACAAGCCTAAAGACGGCGGACTGGCATCGTTTGCGCTGGATATGAATCCTGAGCGCACTATGTTGACTATTGGCGCGTGCCGCAAGTTTGATGATGATACTTGCCATATTGAGATGGTTGAGCGTCGTCCTATTGCTGAGGCTGGTTTGCAGTGGGCTGTTGATTGGTTGGCAGAGCGTTGGGATAGGACTGCTAGCGTTTGTGTTGACTCGCAATCTCCTGCTATGACGTTGGTGCAAGACTTGCAGGAAGCGTCTGTTTGGGTGACGATTTTGCAAACTAAGGATGTTGGGCAAGCGTGCGGCCGTTTCCTTGATTTGTTGACGCTTAAGCAGTTGACGCATTTAAGTGATGAAGACCAGCCTCAGCTTGCTGACGCTGTTAGTCATGTTGTTACACGTCCGCTTGGCAAGAGCGGACTGTTTGGCTGGAATAAGACTGGCTCTGACGTGGATATTAGTCCTCTTGTGGCTTGCACTTACGCGATGCATGGTGCTTATACGAGTAAACGTGATCCGTTTGAAGATGCGCATATTTGGTAAAGGTGGTGTGCTGTGAATTTTGTATTGCCTAAGGCTGTGGAAGGCTTAAAAGCTGATGATTTGAAAGTTTATCTTTATTTGGTAGATAGGCTTATGAAGAAGAGGCAGCGCAATAAGCTTCGTAACGCTTACTATGACGGTAAGAATGAGCTGCACGATATTGGTTATAGTTTGCCGCCTGTTGCAAGCGATATTAATATTGTTGTCGGCTGGCCTGAGAAGGCTGTGGAAGTGCTTGCTAACCGTATTATTATTGACGGCGTGCGTGCAACAAGCGGTAGTGTGCCTGATGAGCTTACGCAGTTGATTGAAGAAAATGACCTGTTTCAGCTTGCTGCTCAAGCTCATACTAGCGCATTGGTGAACTCGTGTGCTTTTATTGCCGCGCTGAAAGTGGAGAAAAACGGCGTGGATAAAAACGTTATTGAAGTTTTCACTGCTGATAATGCTAGTGGAATTTGGGATAATAGTAGGCGTTGTTTAAGTAGTGCGCTGCTTGTTGATACTTACGATGATGGACTGGAAACGCCAGCAATCATATATTTGATGAGCGATGGGCATGTTTTGCGTATTGAGCGCAACAATGATACTGATTCGTGGCATGTTGTTGAAGATGTAAACTATTACACTCGTATTCCTTGTGAAGTGTTGGCTTATCGTCCTGATTGCAAGCGTCCGTTTGGTAGGAGTCGTATTAGTCGCGCTGTTATGAGCTACACTGACTCGGCTGTTCGTACTTTTCTCCGTAGCGAGTTGCAAGCGGACTTGTATTCTGTTGGATCACGCTACATTCTTGGTGCCAATAAGCAGATGTTTTCCGATGAAAACGGTAACGAAGTGCCTAAGTGGAAGTTGTTGCTTGATTCTCTTATGGTGATTCCGAACAATCCTAAGACTGGGCAGACGCCGTCGGTTGGTCAATTTCAGCAAGCGTCTTTCCAACCGCATATTGATCAATTGCGTAACACGGCGTCAATGTTTGCGGCTGCAACAAGTATGCCGCCTGATGAGATGGGCGTTCTAACGGATAATCCTAGTAGTGCGGAAGCGATTGATAAGGCTCAGAAAGAGTTGTGTCTTATTGCTGAGAGTTGTCAAGCGGCGTTTGGTGCGGCGTGGTTGAATATTATTCACAAGGCAGTTGGAGCGGATACTAGCAATATTGTTCTGCAATGGCGAAACCCTGCTACACCGTCGCGTGCTGCTAGTGCGGACGCTGCCGTCAAGCTCGTTAGCGCTGGAGTATTGCCAGCAGATAGTGAAGTCGTGTACGACATGCTTGATTTGAATGATGCTCAGCGTAAAAGCTTGAGAGCTTATCAGGCTAAGAAGCGTGCTCAAGAGCATATTGACCAATTGAGGGCAAAACTAGCACAAACTACAACCGACGATACGAAGGCGGCGGATAATGGACTGGCGGCAAACGCAGGAACTGTACAATCTGGAGTACGAGAAACACCTGAAATGTCTTGATACTCTTATTGAAGAAGCTTGCTATAACCTTGAGGAGTATTTTACGCCTCACGCTGTGGAATCTGTTACGCGCGCTGACGATATGCGTTATATCGTTGAAGACTTCGTTAAAGACGCGGCAAGTGAAGCGGACGCTTATTATCGCAATATTCGTGAACTGTATCAACAGTCTGGCACAAGTCTTTCCACGTTGGCTGAGGCTGAAGCGTTTGACCCTGACCGTGCTTTGTGGAGCGTGCTGAAAGGCTTTTCTGACACTGATTTTAACGGCCTAACATTTAGGCAAGTTAAAAACGGTAATAATCGTGCTGGCATGAGTATGAATGATTTATGGGCTAAAATGCCGTTAAATAATCTCGACGACATGCAACAGTTTATGGCTGATATGATGCATACTGCTAACCGTCAAATGGTGCGTTCTAACATGAAGAATGACCCTGATGAGCCTCGCTGGGCGCGCGTGCCTAGGGGCTTTTACACGTGCACTTTTTGTCTTATGCTCGCTAGCCGTGGGTTTAAGTATAGGTCGCAGCATTCCGCAGGCTTGGAGCTTGGTACTAAAGGACTTGAAAACTACTATCACGAACATTGCGACTGTGAAGTAGTACCACAGTGGGGTGCTAAAGCGCTGAAACTCAAAGGATATGAGCCTGAAAAGTATAAGGCTATCTGGAAGGACGCTAGAGCGCATACTGCCAATCCAAGAGACTACCACAATACGCTTGCAACTATTCGACGGCGTAACGCTGGTTTTACTAAATAGTTTTTTTAACATTAGCCACACGATTGTGTGGCTTTTCTATTTTTCGCAGAAACCGCGCACTGCGTTGTTAATTGCGCGACTATCTAAGGAGAACAAATGAGACTAAAAGTACCATTCTATATTCGCTTTATTGCTAATACGGACGCGGTTGGCGGCAGTGAACAGTCTGATACTGATTCTCAGCAAACAGCGGAGAATGATTCTACTAACGATACTGAAAATTCTAAGCAGGAAAGTAAACAGTCCGAAACGTCTAAAGATTTCAGTCGCGCGCTGAATAAGCGCGTTGAGGAAGTAGAAGCAAAATACGCTAATTACGATGAGCTGAAAGAAAAAGCAGAAAAGTATGATTCGCAGGAATCTGCTAACGCTCAGCTTATCGAAAAGTTGCAAGCTGAGAACGACGCGTTAAAAGCTAAAGCAGAGCATAATGCGCAGGTTGAAAAAGTTGCGCATGAAACTGAGCTTGATGTTCAGCTCATAAGCATCCTAAAAGGCGATGGCAAAGAGCTGGAGGAAAACGCGGCGATACTTGCCAAGTTCTTCAAAGCTAGAGAACATAATTTGCCGACTGCAGGGGCAAAGAGTTCTGTTCCTCCTAGCGTGAAAATGACGCCATTTGAACGCATTGCGGCGGCATACTCGAATTAACAACAAAAATAAGGAGTTATTATGACAGTAACATTGGCAGAGTCTGCTGTTATTTGCACAGATCAGCTTGCGCGCGGTATTATTGAGGCTTTTATACAAGAGTCCCCTATTCTTGACCGCATTCCATTTATTGAGATTCAGGGCAACGCTTACGCGTTTAACTCTGAAGAAACATTGCCTACTGTGGCTTATCGTGCGGTAAACGAGGCTTATCCTGAGTCTACTGGTACGTTTAAGAAAACCACTGAGAGTCTTTACATTCTCGGTGGCGATGCTGACCTTGATAATTTTATTCAACAGACTCGCTCTAATGTGAAGAATCAGCGTGCTGAGCAAACCGCTATGAAAGTTAAAGCATTGTCGTACGCATATCAGGATTCTTTCTTCAATGGGGATAATGATACGAACAATAAGAGCTTTAATGGTTTGAAGAAGCGTTTGACTGGTAAGCAGGTTTTGGACGCTGACACTAATGGTTTGCGTATTCTTGGAGACGGTAAAGAGGACATTTTTAAGTTTTTCGATAAGCTGGACGAATTGTGCGCATCTGTAAACGGTTTGAATGGTTCCAATGGCGCTCTTTATACTAATGCAGCTATTATCGCTAAGATTCGTTCTGCAGCGCGTCACGTGTCTGCTGACGTTTTCGTGCAAAACGATGTAGCAGGTAAGCGTTCCGTAATGTGGAATGGCATCCCTATTTTGGATGCTGGCTCTACCCCTACTGGTAAGGCTGTTTTGGGACTTGATGAAACTCAGGGCACTGCTTCTAACACTGGTAGCATTTACGCTGTTCGATTCGCTCAAGGCGAAGGCGACACTGGTATCATTGGCTTAACCAATGGCGGTGTAATGGTTGACGACCTTGGCAAATTGCAGGAAAAGCCGTCTCAGCGTACTCGAATTGAGTTCTACACTGGTTTGGCAATGTTTGGCGCTAAAGGTGCGGCACGTTTGAAGGGTGTAATCAATGCCTAGTGCTCGCAAACCAACAGAAATCGCGCCGCGCTTGGAAGAGTTCACGGTTACGAATCAGGACAATATTACGTATCATGTAGTGCGCAATCTTGATACTGGAGAGCAGACTGTGACTCGCATTGACGCTGATATACCTACGTTTGGGAGCGTGTAACAATGGCGGACGTTGAAGAAGCGTTCGCAACCGTTGAAGAGTTAGAGGCTAGATGGCACAAGCTCACACAGAGCGAACAAGCTGTCGCAGCCTCTAAACTTCTTGACGCAACCGACATTCTAAAAGCTCGCTGCACAAGCTGGCAAAATCAGCCTAAAAGTAGGCTTGCTCGCATCGTGTGTGCGATGGTAAAGCGAAGCATGATAGCTGACGTGCAAAATCCTAACGGCTACACTCAAGTGAGCCAAGGTGTTGGCGCGTTCAGCGAGTCTGGCACGTTCGCTAATCCTACTGGCGACTTGTATCCGCTTAAAAGTGAGCTTGAAGACCTAGGTGTTGGCGTTGAAAAAGCGTTCATTATCCAACTCGATAGAGGCTAACAATGCGCGGCGGAACGATAACAATAATCAGTCGCCATGCTAATGGCACTCTACCAAGCGGCGAAACCATATGGGAAACGAACGAAGAAACCGTAGACAACGTGCTCGTAATAGACGGCTCACAAAACAATCTCACGGACTCTATACGCCCCGACGGTATCGAAGTTGCGAGAACACTCTACATGCCACGCTCATGGACTTACCACACACTAAGAGGCGCACAAGTCAAAATAGGCGAATGCGAGTACGCGGTAATAGGTGATCCGAAACCAGCTGTCACAAGCATGACGCCAACTGGATGGAACGTGGTTGTAGAGGTTAAAACAGTAGAAGGGTAAATTATGACGAACGTGAAAATCGTGCTCAACGATAAAGCACTACGTGAAATCTACCAGCAGCCGGGTAGTAAGCAAGCTATCAACGAGTCTGCCGAAGATATTGCCAACCGTGCGAATAGTCTTCACCAAACGTTAGGCGCACATTATGTAGCACTACCGGCGCAAAACACTGAAGCAGGTAGTATTGCGTTGGCTACTACGAATATTGGTAATAGCACGATGGTGTATAAGACGCGATTGGATAACGCTCGCTATAATACGCTTTCTAAGGCGATAGGTGGCACATCATGGTAAACGCTGAAAAACTGGTTATGGACTGGTTAAATAAGGATGAGTTTTTAGCACAATATAAGGCTCGCATGGTTATGCCAACGAAACGCGAAGAGCGTTGTATAACCGTAGAGCAAACTGGAGGCTCTAGCTCATACCATGTGAGCAATGCGACTATTGCCGTACAAGTTTGGGCAGCAACAAGGTGGGACTGCTCGCGCATTACTACCGACGTTGTTGTTCCGCGATTGATGAGCATTGTTGAATTGCCCGAAGTAGCGTCTGTTAGCGTGGAGAGTGTTTTTAACTTTCCTTCTCCTGACTACCCTACGCATAATCGATATCAGATCCTGATTCAACTAATTCTTTCTAATTGAATCCACAATAAGAAGTTTTAATTAATTGCTTACTAGCCACCTTTCTGGGTGGCTTTTTTATTAGGAGATACTATGACTGAGCAAACAAAGAATGATAAATCTAACGTGTCGCTTGGTAAGCCTTGTGTTATTGGTGGCGTGTTCTACGCGCCTCTTGGCACAGCACTGCCAACGGACGCTAAAACGCCATTGGCTGAGGGTTATAAGTGCCTTGGCTATATTAGCGACGACGGTTTAACAAACAGTACTGACACTGATACTACTGAGGTTAAAGAGTGGGGTGGTGGCACTGTTTTGAAGGAAATTGCATCCTATTCTGAGACTTATCAGTTTGCAATGCTTGAGATTAAAGCAGATTCTATGAAGCTACGCTATGGTTCTGATAGTGTTACTGACACTGGCGGCAAATTGCGTATTCTTCACGGCATGCCTAAGGATGAGCATTATGTTGTCGTGTTTGAAATCATGCTTACTGGTAACCGTAAGAAGCGTCTTGTTTTGCCCGATGCGTCTGTTGTTGAGTATGACGATATTACGTATTCTGCTGGAGACCCTATTACGTATTCTGTGACGCTTTCTGCTAATCCGTCTAAGTTGATTGGCGGCAAAACTGTTGATGAGTATGTTGAACCTATAGCAACGCCTGTTGCTGGTTCTGTAAATTCGGCTGGTACTGAATCTCATTTAGGCTAGCCGTTTCCCCAATTCTCGCTTGCACTCTGCTTCTTTCCTTTCTCAGAGTGCAAGCGTTTTATTTTAGAAAGGGAAACTTATGAAAGGTAAATATTATGGCTGCACATACTATGCCAAAAGAGTCGAAGCAAACTATCACAGTAAAAGACATTGAACTAACTGTTGAATCTGACCTGTTCGACGATTTGGAAGTGTTGGAACTGCTGGGGAAAATGAACCCATCCGACGACACGAAACCTGATGCTGGAGCATTGCCAGCATTTTTGAAGAGGGTTCTTGGCGAATCACAATATAAAAAAGTCAAAAATGCGTTGAGAGACACTTACGACGGTCGTGTTCATATGGACTCTGTGTCGGACTTTATACAAGAGTTTATAAGTAAGGTTGCCCCAAACTCATAACGCTCGTGGAAATGTTGCGCGTCCGCTCGGACATTCTTCGGGCGGACATGCAGCGTTTTTACGGGCTTGATATTGATGAGATTGGCTACAGTATTCGCATTATGCGCGCAGCAGATTTGGCTGCTAACTTGCCTCATGAGGCGCTTATTTGGAGCGTGTTCGATGAGCGCAACGCGTGGACTACAAACACATACTTGTTGGCTCTTATAGCGGATAACACGAGTTTTCTCGCATGGAGCAAAACAAAGGACGCGACTCGTAAAGGCGCAAAATTTAAGAGTCCAATCCCGCGTCCTGGAAGTAAACGTTCAAAACAGAATAGTGATGTTAAAGCTGTTGACGTTGACACGTTAGCAGAATTTTTGAAGAGGTGAATTATGGCTATCAAGGTGGCAACCGCGTTCGTTGAAGTCGTACCTAAAGTGCGCAACATGGGTGGCGTATTGCAGAAGGCGTTCGCTGGCGTTGATGCTGGCAGTTTGCTCGGCAGGAAGATTGCAAACGGCGTGAACAGCAGCCTTGGTAAGTACGTGAAGATTGGTGCAGCATTAACTGGCGTGACAATGCTTGGCAAGAAGATTGCTGGCATTGCGAATAGTGTTGTCAATCTTGGTAATGAGTGGGGGCGTACCACGTCCATGCTTAAGGTTGCTGTTGGTACTAGCGGCAACTGGCAGAAAGCATTAGAAGCCACTCATAAGGCAGCAAACGGCATTGGTGTGCCTATCAAAGATATGGTTGAGTCCGCTAGCCGTCTTGTTCAGCTCGCGCCTAAGACTATTCCTGATTATAAAACTTCGTTAAAATTCAGCACACTGTTACAGAAGAATCTTATTGCAACTGGCGCTAGCGGTGCTGAAACAGCCTCCGTCATGAGGCAGGTTACGCAGGCATTAGGCAAAGGCATAGTAAACGGCGACGAATTGAATTCCATCATGGAAAATTCGCCTATGATTGCTCAAATGCTCGCTAAACATCTTGGTGTTGACGTTGGCCAGCTCAAAGCGTTAGGCAAAGCTGGACAAATCTCCGGCGAGGCATTACGCGACGCTGTTCTTGAAAACGCTGATAGAATTAATAAACAGTTCGCAATGATGCCAATTACCGCAGACCGCGCGTTTACTTCTATTAAGAACGATTGGGAGGCTGCAGCAAACCAAACTGCTACTAAGATAAGCGAGGCATTAGGACATGGTTTAGCATCTATATCTTCGAGTGGCGCTATAACCACGCTTGCTAACAGCTTGAAAGGATTTATTCCTCTTGCCACGAGTATTGGCGCAGCGATGGCGTCTATTTTTATTAGGCTTGCGCCGATTTTAGACCGTGCGCTTTCTCCCGATAAGGTTGAGGCGTTTCTTAAGCCTTTAGCTGCTTTGTTTGACAAACTTGGCAGCTTGAGCACTGATCAGCTTGTGAGAGGGCTTAAAATGCTCGGGTTTGCTGGCGCAATGGCATTTAGTGGTATTTTAAAGGGCGCAGACTCGTTCCTTGGTCGTATTCCTATTATTGGTGGCGCGCTGGTTAAGCTCAAGAATGGACTCGTTGCTATTGGCGGCGCGGCTGGCAAAATGGCTGGAAGCCTGCTACAAGCGTCGGGTGCTGGACTTTCTAAGCTCGGCTCTGGTTTGCAAACTATTGCTAAGCAAATAGGACGCTTTGACGCTGGAGCGCAAAGCATTAAACTATTCGCTCAAGCTGTTAGTGCCGTTGATTTTGGCAAGATGGGTAAAGATGGTGCGCAGCTTGTTGATATTCTCAACGATATGCAGCGTGGCAATCTTAACGTGCGCGATAGTGTAATGCAATTAGCTAACGCTATGCGTGAGGCTGAGGCGAACGGCACTAAGATACCTTCTGAGTTCAAAAACGCGTTCAAACTGTTAGAAGATGAGGCGAACGCTAGCTGCAATACTATCAAGGCTCGTTTTGCTGACATGGTTAATGGTTTCCAAACCATATCTAAGCAGGCTAAGAGGATCAAGCTCTTCAATAGCAAAGTTACACTCGATGAAGTCACTAAAATTAGGGCCAGTATTGCGGATATTGTTAGTGCTGTTACTGGCATTAAGATTCCTGATTTTCTAACTCAGCCTATTGGTTCAATGGTTGCGTCGGCGTCGAATGTTTTAAGTCGTTTGGCTAAAGTCGCTCAGGTCACAGCGTTTGTTATAGGGAAAGCGTTTACTCCTATAACGTTTATTGCGTCAAAAACTCTTGTTCCTTTGTTAGGGCTTTTTGTAAAGATTGGCGTTGGTATCAAGAATGGGTTAGGGTCTGCTATCAACGCCGCGTGCGCTAAGATTCCACTCTTAGGTAGAGCTGTTAGTGTTTTGCAGGCTCCATTTTCTCAAATAAGCGCTAAGGGCAAAGCTGCTTTTAAGGCTATCGGGGCGGCGGCTATTGGAGCTGCTGGCGGCGGTATTAAAATATTTGGCAACGCTGTTAAAGGCGTGGGAACATGCCTGAGTGCCGTAGGTAAAGCTGCATCTGCTCTTGGTATTAATGCGGCTATTGTGAGCGGCGTTACCGCAGGGTTCATCGCCATGATGAAGCTTGATCCGTCTCAGTTTGCGTCAAGTGTGCAAAACATGGCTACAAACGTGACTAATGGTATTAAGAATCTTGCTGCTAATATTCCGCAGGCTGCGCAAGCGTTAGCTACGACTATACCTCAGATTGCTCAAGCCATTACGCAATATGCGCCTCAGATTATCAACGGGCTTGTGCAAGCGTTCGGCCAATTAGCGCCTGTTATTATGCGACAGTTGCCATCGTTGATGAGTGGCGTGCAGCAACTGTTTCAATCTCTTGTAGCACAGTTACCGTCGATTGCAAGCTGGCTTACTAACGGTTTTGCTAGCTTGTTCCAAGGGGCGTGCCAAGCATTGCCTAGTATTCTTGGCGGCTTATCTCAAGCATTATTGGCGGCTATTGGCGGCATGGCTCAAGCATTGCCACAGGCGTTACCAAAAATGGTTGCAGGATTAAGCAGTCTTTTCCAAGGTTTAGCAGCGCAAATACCGCAGATTGCTCAACAGTTAGCACAGATGATGCCGCAGGTTGTGCAGGGCTTATCTCAGGGGCTTATAACTAATTTGCCGCAGCTTATGCAGGGTATTGTGCAAATGGTGACTTCTATTGCTCAACAGTTACCAACATTATTGCCAGCTATTATGCAGGGCGTTGTTCAACTCATCGTAGCATTGGCTCAACAGTTACCAACGCTGATTGTTCAGCTTGTTGCGGCGTTGCCTACGATTCTAAGCAATATTGCTGTGGCTCTTGTGAACTGTTTGCCTATTCTTCTTGAAGGCGTAGGGCAGCTTGTTGGCGGCATTATTGCAGGATTGCCTCAAGCTATCGACGCGCTTATTGGCGCGTTGCCGGGCATCTTGCAAGCTATCTGGGATACTATTACTGGACTGTTGCAGGCTGGGTGGAATAGTATAGGCGCTATTTTTAACGCTGGCGGCACAATCTTACAGAGTGCTTGGAATGCGTGCTGGAACAGTATTAGCAGCCTATTTTCAAGTATTTGGAACGCGATTAAAGGCACGGCTCAATCTGTTTGGAATTGGCTCACATCGACACTACAGTCTATTTGCGATAGCCTCGGAAAGGCTTGGAATGCGTGCTGGAACAGTATCAAGAATTTCTTCGTTAATAATTGGGATTCTATTAAAAAAGCAGCTAAAGCAGCATGGGATTGTCTTAACGCTTATATTAACAATTTCTTAAATGGCATTAGCCAAATATGGAATAGCACGTGGAGTAGCATTAAGAGCTTCTTTACTAATATTTGGAACGGCATTAAGAGTGGTGCTAAAGCTGGTGTTGATGCTGTGTTCAACTTTGTAACCGGCATTAAAGATAGGATCCTCGGATTCTTCAGCGGTGCTGGACAATGGCTATGGAATGCTGGCAAGGCAATTCTTGATGGCTTGCTTAAAGGCTTAAAGGCCGCATGGGACGGTATCTGCAACTTCGTTGGCGGCATCGGCTCGTGGATTGCTCAGCATAAGGGTCCTATCTCTTACGATAAGAAGCTGCTCATACCAGCAGGTAACGCTATTATGCAAGGCCTTAGCAAGGGGCTTGGTGACTCGTGGCAAGGCGTTCAAAAGCAGGTCGCAGGATTCACTAAACAGTCTGGCAGCTGGTTCGATGATGCTAATACTATCCGCTTGAAAACTACTGTTGTGCCGCCTGACGGTGGTTGGAATGATCAGCAGAATCAGCTGGCTAAGATTGCCACAAACTACGATGTTGATGCGTCTCAGCATGGCTTGACAAAGCAGGACGTTTACGAAGCATTCGGTGAGGTTATGAGCCAAGGAGTAACGCTGAAGCTGAATGGCCGCGGCGGCGAAGTCATGGCTGGAGTATTGGCGAAACCAATGAACAATGAGCTTAATAGGCTCGCTAAGTTAGGTAGGTAAACATGAGAATATTTGAAAACAAATATTGGGCGCGCATCAACGGTACGCCTATCAGTGAACTTGGTTTCATGCTTGGCGAGAACGGTATTAAAATTGCGCAGCCTGAGATTAAAACAAGCTCGGTAACCGTGCCGGGCTTGAGCGGTGCGCTGGATACGACTCTTGAGGACGAAACCATGAGAGCCTACATGAATCCTATTGAGATTAGCGTGGATCTTGTTGCTGTAGGAGACGTAGATGAGATTAGTGCTGTGCGTACTAATCTCATCCGCTTGCAAGGGCGTCGCGGCACTTTATCTTGTTATCTCACTGATGGCGAATGGCATGGCAGATGGCGCATAAGCGAATTGGAAGAATATGGTAAGAGTCGTCGCGCAATCGTGGCGACTCTTCTTCTTACCGCGCAACCGTGGACTTATGGTCGCACAAAAACAATACAACTTAACGGCAGGGAAACGCAAATAAATGTCACTGGCAACGTTCCATGCTGGGCGCGTTTTGAAATGAGTGTTGACACTGACGTTTTACGAATCACGCATAATAGCGGTGATTTCCTAGAGTTTGATATTGGCGTGCATCTTAACGGTACTCTTATCGCCTCTACTGCACCTGAGTGTAGAGAGTACACAATAAATGGCAATCACATTCTACCAACGGTTGATAGCACATGTTTTGCACTACGTCCCGGAATAAACACTATTACTTGTGATGATTGTTCTGGCGTTCTTACTTTTTGTCCTCAAACCATTTACTAGGAGGCAGTGATGCTTAAGTTTATAGTTTTATCCTCTACAGAAAAGCCTAAAGCTGAGATTACACACTTGTTGAAGGCTGAGCGCACTCGTGCGCTTGATGGTACCGACACACTCGAACTCATGGTAGAAAATGCCAACATTGCAAAAAACGATAGGATCATCTACACGGATTGCAATGATACGTACGAGTATATTGTTCAATCTGTTGAAGAGGAACGTTCGGAAAATACGCCTCTTGTAACTATCAATGCGGCCAACAGTGTGTGTGAGCTTGTTAATAGTTACATTGTTTATGATCCTAGGCGAGATACTACGGCTATTGAGCGCGCTCAAACCGCCATTGACGGCACGCGCTGGGAGCTTGAAGCTGTAGAGAACGGAACTCTTTCACACCGTGCTAATTTAAGCTTTTATCATATTAATGCTCTTGATGCTCTTATGAAAGTATGCAAGGTTTTTGGACTCGAACTAGAAACGCATATTGTTGTTGAAGATGGCGCTATCACTCATAGGAAAATTAGCTTGCTTGAGCGTCGCGGTAATCGTATTGCGTCAAAACGTTTTGAATACGGTCGTGACCTTAAAAATGTGAAGCGAATTATTGATCCTGCTCAGGTCATTACAAAGCTTTATGTGTGGGGGAAAGGTGTTGAGCGCGATTATGACAAAGAGAAAGCTGAGCTAGATAAGAAAGAGTCTAAATTAGAAGGTGGAACTAATGAGTAATCCATATAGAAGAAGGTTTAGTAATCAGGAGTGGGCAGCGAGAAAAGCTGAAAAACAGAAGTTATGGGAGCAAAGGCAGGCAGAGAAAGCTAAAAGGCAAGCTGAGTGGGCAGCGAGAAAAGCTGCTAGACAAGCCGAGTGGGAAGCTCGCCGTAGGGCACAGCAAGAACTAGCGGCGGCGCGCAAGGCTGAGAGGGAGAAGCGCAGGGCTGAGCGTGCTAAAGAGATTGCTAGAAAGCGCGCGGAGATTGCTCAACGTAAACGTGAGCGCTTAGAAAGGCAACGGCGTGAGCTGGAAAGGCTTTCCAATAAGAGTGAAACGTTCACTAAGCGCGTGAGTTTTACAGCAATAAATGATGGGAAACCTTACTTGGTTGATGAAGAAGCTCGATTGCTGTATGGAATCCGTGATGCGGCAGGAGATATTCAGCACGCTGAGGGCGAGGTTATATTTAATGACGCGACGAACCCCCAAGAACTGTTACGGTTAGGCAAGCAGAAACTTAAGGAAGTGTCGAAGCCTCAAGTGTCTTATGAGGCTGAGGTAGTAAATCTTGGTCGCGCTGGATTTGACCCTGACGGCGTTAGTATTGGCGACGCTGTACAGATTGTTGACACTACGTTTACGCCTCCTATTCGTGTTGAGGGGCGTGTGCTGAAGATTGAGGAGGATTTGCTCGATTCAGTTGACGCTACGCGTATTACGCTTGGCAATATTAGTGAGTCTTATACACAGAAGCGACGCGCAATGCAGCAGAAGCTTGACGCGCTTATTGCTCAGTCTAGCGAATGGAATGCCGTCACGGAAGGAAACGGCTTATATGTTCGTGACCTTATAGGTCGAATGAACGAGATTATGAATGGTGTTGGCGGATACGTCTATTTGAAGCCGGGCATAGGGATCATTATTTATAATAAGCCTGAGAATCAGCATCCTACTCGTGCAATTCAGCTTGGTGGCGGCTATTGGCGTACGGCTAACTCTAGGAAGTCTAACGGTGACTGGGATTGGAAAAACATAGCGTCTGGTGAGGGCATTTTTGCTAATGCGATTACTACTGGCAGGCTTATGGACGCTGCTGGGCGCAACTGGTGGAACATGGACACTGGCGAGTTCTCATTGCAAGCGTCAGTGAAGATTGGTGGAAAAACTGTTAAGCAGATTGTTGACGATAGCGCGGATGGTGTTATAAGCAAAATGAACGAGTCGCTAACGCAGGAGGCTATTTTTAACAAACTCACTAATGGCGGTCAGACGCAGGGCATTTACTTGAGTGGCGGACATGTGTATTTAAACGCGTCTTACATGCGTACTGGCTATCTTAGCGCGGACATGATTAAGACTGGTAATTTAGACGCTAACCTTATTCGTGCTGGTCGTATTCAGGATTACGCGAACTCTAACTGGTGGGATTTGACGAACTCGAGTATTCACGTGTCTCGTGGCGAGATTGGCGGAATGACGATTACAGACAATGCTATTTATAACGGCGCGCTAAAACTAAACAGTCGCGGCATGTATTTTACGGACGATTACGGTGGTGCACTGGGTCATATTGGCTGGCGGCGTGACTACTCTGGCGCGCGAATGCTCGCGTTTGAAGCTGACTCTTATGATACTTGCCTTGGCTGGTGGAGTGATGGCAGGCTGCGTATGCTGCTTGATAATAATGCTGCTGTTGACGGCAGCGGCGGACGCTCGGCTGGTTTCACGATTTGGGGTAACCTATCGCTTACGGGTCGAAGTCTTACGAACGCTGTTATTGATAGTTCTTGTTGTGTTTCTGGCGGCGGATTAAATATGGCTGTCCAGCAATTCTATTTGCCGAGAGCCATATACAACGGTCAAGTCACGGATTATCAGCCTGTTCGCTTTGGCTTTGGACACGGTTTTGTTATTGATGATAACTGGAGATGACAAATGAGTAATGATGATAGGGATATGATTCCACCGATGCTTGAGATGCCAGAGGGAAGTTTTGCGCCTCCACCTGTGAAGCTTGACTTATCTAACAGTCCGTCAAATCAAATACTTAAAAAGCTTGATTTGATTATGAGCGCGCTGGGTATTGATGGGAAAGACACTAAAACACTATAAGCAAGGAGAATGAATAATGGAAGATGAGAATACTATCACTTTAACTAATCTACAACTTATGATCGCGAATCTTAGTTTGGATAATGCGCGTTTGCAGGCGCGCGTGAAGGTGTTGTCTAAGAGAGTGCAGGAGCTTGAGTCGGCTGCTAATAGTAAGGGTGAAAAACATGAGTGATTTTCGTAGTGTTACGCGCTCTGTTATTGAGTTAGATTATGCTAATGCGTTTATTCCTGATGTTCGACTGAACGGTGGGGATGAGAACGGACGCATTATTCGCGTGCAGCTTCTTGATAATGGTGTCCCAGTTGATGACTCAACTGTTGAAGTGTTCCTATGCTGGAATAAGCAACCGGGGGTGCTTATTGGTGACCGTGTGAAAATGGAGGCGAAGGACTCGGATGACGGTCGTATTTGGCAGGTTCCGGTTCCGGTTGCGGCTTGTCGTATGCCGGGCACGATAACTCTTGGTTTTGAAGTGAAGCGTGAGAACACTGTTGTGTGTTCTCGCTCGTTTACTGCTATTGTGGAGCGTCCGGTATTTGATGCCGGTTCTTCTGAAGGTAAGTCGTATCGTCAGGAGCTTGAGGATGCGGCACAGGGCGCTGTTGATGCTACGAGTAAAGCTAACGCGTTGAGTGATAAGTTCGCACATCTTGTTGAGCAGAGTGAGCAGGTTGCAAAGAACGCTCAAGCAGCTGTTGAGGCTGCTAATCAAGCTGCACAAAAGACTGAGAGTGTTTGTAGTGCGGCTAGCGGTGCGGCAAGTAAAGCGTCACAGGCGGCACAAGACGCGCAGAGTGTGATTAGTCGTGCTAATAGTGCCGTTGAAGCGTGTGATGCTAGTAAGCAGGCTGCTGATCAGGCGGCGGCGCGCGCTGACGCTGCTGTTAGCAGCATGAAACAAACCGTGCAGGACGCGACGAATGATGCGGCTAGTAAGGTTCAGCAAGCTGTTGAGCGTGCAAATAGCGCGGCACAACAAGCGGACTCAGTGCGTGAGAAAACAGAGACTGCTAACAAGCAAACCGAGACTGATTTAGCAGCATTGAAGGAAGAAGTCGTTAAGGCTCAGCGTTCTGGCTTTAGCGCGTCGTCTAGTGCTCAAAAGTGCGATGAGGCAGCACAAGCCTATAGGAACGTGTCTGGCGAAGTGGCTCAAGCAAAGCAGACTAGCGAACAAGCGGTAGAAGCAGCGAACAATGCGCTCCACACGGCTCAAGAGTCTGCTACGGCTGTGGCTCAAGCTCAAAGTGTTCTTGACCAAGTCAAGACGGCTGGCGAAACAGCCGCTAAAGTTGTTGGCGCTGTTGAAGAGCTTAAGCAGACTAAAGAGGCTGCACTCGAAGCTACTCGTACGGCTAACGCTCAAGCGGCGGCGGCTGGAGAGGCGGCTGGCAAGGCTAATAATGCTACTAGCACGGCGAATGGTGCGGCGCAAGCAGCTACTGAGGCGGCTGGCAAGGTTACACAAGCCTTGCAAGAGTCTGAAACACGTTTGAAGGCTGTTGAGCAGGCGGCTCAAGATGCTAAAAGCGTGGCTAGTACGGCGAATAGTACGTCGGAAACGGCACGCGCTACAGCTGAGCAAGCTCAGAGCAAAGCCAATGATGCGGCTAACGCAGCTCAACGTGCACAATCCACGGCTAACAGCGCGGTTGAAGCTACTGATAACAATAAAAATAAAATAGCGTCAATGGATAATACGCTCACGGCTTGCCGCAAAGGTAAATACTTGAATGCTGGAGCTGGCATTGAGTTTACTACTCAAAGCAATCCAATGGACGGCATTACTATCTCTACAACATCATATGTTTGTACTTATACGGTTAAAGCTAATGAGTTTAAAGGGAATGTAGCCAATATTCCAATCCCTAATACGCTTGCTGGTACTCATCGCGTGCGGATTGTTTCTTTAAAACCAAAATCTCAAGATGAAGCGAAATTGTATGCTGAAGCGTCTCCTATTTTCCTGGATTCTGATGATGATTCGAGTATTGGGGGGAATTTGCGAGTGATTGTTAAAAAGCCAACAGATTTGAAGTTCACTGTTCTTGAGCAGGAGGTTAGACGATGACGGTGATTCAGCCTATTTTCTACGGCGGCGGTAATGGTGACATTAAGCTTAAGTCTCTTACAGCGTCTGCTAGCTCGCTAACTCTTGCTAAAAATCAGAGTGCGGATTTGCAGATTACGCCAACGATGGATTTGAGTAATGCGGAGCTTTACGAAGTGTCTTGTGACGATTCGCGCGTGCAGCTTGTAAAGCAGTCTAATCACTGTTTGCGTGTTATAACGCCTGATGAAAAGTTCCCTAGTACTACGCGGACGGTTATTCATTTTCGCGCGACTGATGATAGTGGCGTAAGTCTTGATGTGCCTCTTACTTTGCAAGCTGGTTTGAATCCTAGCGAGGCGCGCCAATGGTTTAACTCGCATACATCACCTAAGCAGCTTTCTCCTAGCTCTGAGCCGTTGCCTGGCTGGAAGCCTTTTAAAGATTATGCGTCGGGTGCAGAGATTATTGCGCGTGCTATTCGTGACGGTAAGCGTTACATGGTGAATGTCGGTGACTATTTTGATGAGACGGTGAATGGTACAACATATCGTTGGACTATTGCGGAGTTTAATCACTATGGTCAAAATGAAGCACTTATGGTACCGGATAAGTTAATTCCGGGCACTACGCAGTTTGCAAGCTCGGATAACACTTATAGTGGCTCCATATTAGAGAGCAAGTTTAATGATTTTTACAATGCGATGCCGGCTTCTTTGAAGTCTTATGTGTGCAACATGAGACTGCCGTGGACGAACAGTTATGGTTCTACCAGTTATTTGAACGAGCATGTGTTTCCACCGTCTGAGATTGAGGCGTTTGGATCTGCTACTTATTCTAAGGAGTCTTCTGGCTACTATTCGAAGTGGGCTTGCTTTACTGATAACGGTAGTCGCGCGCGTGACTACCGATGGTATTGGTTGCGTAGCACGTGCAGTGGTGGCTACTCGGTCGTGTCTGGGGTCAGCGGTGGCGGCTCGCACTACTACAACGGCTGCGACAGTTCGGGCGGTCTCCTCCCGTGCTTCTGCATCGCGTAGCCGTAGGATACGCGCATCTATCAATTCTAGGGGTCGCCTCCGTGCGACCCCAAATCATATCTAAGGAAAGAAACTAAATTGACTCAAGTTTACGCAAGAGAAAGAAAAGAAACCCTAACAGGGTATGTAGTAACCGCTAGTAAAATCCGCATAGAGGTATTGAAATTAATCAAGCGTGAAACAGTGCTGCCAAAATCATTGCGCTTTCTAGTAGGCAAAGACATTACAGGGCACGCGGAAAGTCTGGAACGTGAAGCTGAACATGCCTACGCATGGTACCCGTCAGATGAAAAGCGATTAACGGAGCGCAAAAAGCATTTAATAGAAGCAGGCGCATCGTGCATCGATTTAGTACACGACATGCAAATGCTTTTCCAACTAGGCACCGTGAAGCGCGGCATGGCTACGCTACAACCTTTGCTTGATTTGCTTGAGCAAGAGCGAACAATGATTGCATCACAGTTAGCTCACGCTCGAACAGTAAAGCAAAAATAACAATTCTTTGGGGATTAAGCCATTAGCACGTACAGTGGTGACTACTCGGTCGTGTCTGGGGTCAGCGGTGGCGGCTCGCACTACTACAACGACTACTACAGTTCGGGCGGTCTCCTCCCGTGATTTTGCATAACGCTAGACCTAGTAGCACATTAAGCGCGAACGCAATGCAATGCAGAAGGGGCTTAATCTCCATCGCTAACAAGCGTAAAAAAGTGTCTGATAAGATGCAGCGGACGCCAAAAAGTGCATGGCAATCGTACTCGCTTACCATGATTGTTTCATGCTGTATTCTCAAGCTGCTATGGAAGTCGTCTTGCACCCCGATAGCGTATCGCATTGGGCTTTAGAAGTAGCATCAGACATCAACTCTTTTTTATAAAGGACTACACATGAGTATTAAACGCGTTGAAGCACGATATAAGCGCAGGCAATTAAAACGGCAACAAAACAGGGCATCACAAACCAAGACGGCAACGTTTGAAAACACCAGCAGCCTACAGTCACTCACTGATGCAGCTTATGAGTCTTGTAAAACAATTAAGTGGAAGAATAGCGTACAAAAGTACATGAACGACGCGATGCTCAATGCTCTACATGCGCACAAGCTGATGACTAGCGGCGGCAAAATAACTGGTCGTCGCAAATGTTTCACGATCATGGAGCGCGGCAAAGTTCGACACATTCAAGCTAGCGCATTCTGGGAGAAAGTAATACAGAAAACAATCTCAAAAAACGTTTTAATACCGTGTTATACGCGCTCGTACACTCACGGTAATAGTGCTAACCAGCGTGGACGCGGCGAAATGTATGCGATAAAACTGTTACGCAAACAGCTCGCACGACACTATAGGAAGCATGGTTCGCAAGGCTGGATACTGTTGTGTGATTACTCGAATTATTTTGCGTCAATTCCGCGCGGAAAAGTCTTAGAACAAGCCTCTGAGCGCATACAAGATAAGCGAATAATGCCATGGCTAGAGCAGCTCATGGACGCAGAATGCGATAGTGGCTTAGGGTTAGGCGCGGAAACCAACCAGCAATTAGCAGTGGGATATATATCGCGCATAGACCATTGGATAGAGGAACAATCAGGGTGTGAAGCGACTGGACGATACATGGACGACTTATATGTTATTGACTCGGATCTGCTTAAGCTACGCTCGACGCTTGATGAGATTAAAAAGATGAGCGCAGAACTAGGTTTAACACTCAATCCGATAAAAACATATATTACGTCACTACACCATGGCTTTACGTGGCTTAAGAAAAAGTGGCATTACACGAACACTGGGCGTATTATTACGCGTCCAATACCAAAGACGATTAAGCGCATGAGGCAGCATTTACGCGCACTAGCAAGGCTCGCAAACCGTGGAGACATCAGCTGGAAACAAATAAGCGCAATGTACCACTCTTGGCGAGGAACGCTTAAGCACTATAACGCGTGGCGCACGATACAAAGCATGGATGCTTATTATAAGCAGCTCAAAATTCAGAAAACTACAACAAGAGTCCAACAAGAGTCCAACAAGGACAAAACGCAAAAAGTATGATACGCACGATTAACTCACGATTAATCAAAGTAAAAACCGCATAAACCCAACGTTTAATAAAAATTTTCGCACGATTAACTCACGATTAGATTTTGAACATGTCGGAATTTTTGACAGGTTCATTTTTTTAGCCACGCAAACAGCGTGGCTTTTTTAATATAAGGAGGAAGAATATGGCATTGAATGGCATTGATATATCGTGGTATCAACGCGGCATCAATATTGCCGCGGTGCCAGCTGATTTTGTTATTGTTAAAGCCACGGAAGGAACAGGCTACACAAACCCATGTTTCCGCGAACAAGCCGACGCGACGCTAAACAGCGGCAAGCTGCTAGGCATATACCACTACATTAGCGGCGGCAACTGGCAAGCCGAAGCAGAATACTTTGTAAATACTGTAAAAGACTATGTTGGTCGCGCTGTGCTCGCACTGGATTTTGAAAGTGGCGGCAACAGTGCTTATGACGATATAGCATACTTACAACAGTGCGCTCAAGCAGTTTACAACCTTACTGGCGTGAGGACTCTTCTTTACGGTGGTCAGCGAGACTATGGAAGGCTCGCAGCTGTTAGCAAAGCAACGAATTGTGGATTGTGGATAGCACAATATCGTGATTATGCTCACATAGGGTATCAGAATGCACCATGGAATGAAGGCGCTTATGAGTGCGCAATCCGCCAATATTCAAGTAGTGGCGCGTTGCCAAATTACGGCGGAAATCTTGATCTTAACAAGTTCTACGGAGACCGCGCCGCATGGGAATCATACGCAAGAAGTGATAGACAGCAGGCGCAAGAAGAGCAGCCAATGCCAGCCATATCTGAAATCACACACGACGGAGACGTTAGTACCGTTTACGTGCATATCCCATGGAGCGTGCAACAGGATATCAGAATGACTGTTGTGCGAGTCGGGAATGTTGTGACCGTAAACGGATGCGGCGGTATGAATGCTGGAGACGCGCAATGGGCAAAGGCGAACGAGTACATACCAGATGGGTTTAAGCCTACTGTTCTTTCAACGATCACACTAACAGGGGGTCGTGGCGCATTGCTAGTACAGCCAGACGGATCAATCTATTACGACGGGGACGCGCGCAACTGTACCACACACCTTAGCGGCGCGTGGGTAACAAAAGATAACCAACCAGAATAAAAAATCAACAAAGGAGAAAAATATGACAAAACCAGAAGTAATCATCATCGGACTCACAGCTATTTTAATTGCACTAGACTACGTCACAGGGCTTATGAAAGCATTTGCAACACGCACTGTGTCTAGCAGCAAGATGCGCGCAGGCTTGTACCACAAGGCTGGATACGCGATTGTAATCGCTTTAGCTTTCTTGCTTGAACATGGGCAACAGTACGTGAATCTTGGCTTTACAGTGCCTCTTATTACGCCTGTGTGCTTGTATATTGTTTTTGCAGAAGTTGTTAGTGTACTTGAAAATGCTGTAGCGTTAAACCCTGAACTTGTGCATAGTGGCATTTTCAAAGTGTTTTTGAATTCTAACGACGCTTTGAAAGATGAAGCACAATCGCAGGCTGGCAAACATGCAGCTATTCTTGGTGACGACGTAGAATCTACTAATCGCGGTATTAGCCCAGAAGATGAGACTGGCGAAAACAAATAA